AGGACAAGACAATGTAATTTACACAGTACACTACAGGTACACAGGCTCTGAAGAGTCTGGAGGTAAAACTTATTCGTCAACTAATATTGGAACTCAAAGTTACACATATGTAGCAGGTGAGCCTTTTACTCCTTATGAGGATACTGAGGCTTTTGAGAATGTAGTTATTGGATGGTTGGAAGGATCTTTAGATGTTCCTGCAATGCAAGCAAGTATAGCTGCAAACATAGAGTCTCAAATTACACCAGTAAACGAAGACTTGTATTTTACCTGGATGAATCCAGCACCTCCTGTACCGCCAACCCCAGAAATAGACGAGACATCTGAAGAAGAATAAATAATATTTTGTATATTTGTTTAAAAATTAAATATAATGGGTAAATTAACTGAAGAACAATTCAAAAAACTAAAAGAAATTTTAGGATCAATTCAAAACGGACAATCACAAATCGGATCCGTAGAATCACAAAAGCATGACTTATTGCATCAATTAGCTGAATTACAAAGACAGCTTTCTGAGTTTCAAAAAGAACTAGAAGAGGAGTATGGTTCAGTAACTATTGATACTACAGACGGGTCTTTTAAGCCTATTGAAGACAGTAAAGAATAAGTAAAAAATTCTTTAATGGACATAAGAAAGATATCTATAGGTCCTGATTATAAATCTAGTGCTATGCATTATATTGTTGGTCAGGACATATTAAATTCAAGTCACTCTATTCATTTAATAAAACAAGATCATAATAGTAATTCTATAAAGATTTATATTATTAATAAAAGTGATGAGGTTTTATTATGGAAAGAATTTAACTATTCAATGCCGGTCTCTATTGAGTATAATATAAACTTCTAATACTCAGTAAATTATGAGATCACCATTTTTTTTTATTGCAAAACCTGAGAATGATAAAAGGTATAACAATACAAAAGATATTGGAGGTGTAGATTTTATTACAAGCACTTCTGAAGAGGATTATAAGTTTTCAAATAGAAAAGCAATAGTTCACGAACTTCCTATAGGGTATAATGGTCCTATAAAAAAAGGTGATACATTACTTGTACATCATAATGTTTTTAAGTTTTATAATGATATGAAAGGTCGAAGAAGAAGTGGAAGAAGCTTCTTTAAAGATGATCTTTTTTTTATTGAAAACGATCAGTTCTTTTTATATAAGAATGAAAATGGATGGAACTCACATGACAGGTTTTGCTTCATAGAGCCTATTGAGGCCATAGATACATATATTTATAAACCATTTACTGAAGAACCTTTAGTTGGCTTAGTTAAATATCCTAACGAATACTTAATTAGTAAAGGAGTTAATAAAGGAGATAAGGTCACATTCAAACCAGAAAGTGAATATGAATTTGAGGTTGACGGAGAAAAGTTATATCGTATGTATGATCATCAAATAACAATGGTTTTATAATGAAGAATGATTACTTTTTTTTTGAAGATGAATGGAATGAAGAAAGAATTCCATTAAAAAAATCTAAAAGGATTAAAAATGAAATCAAAAGAAATAAAATTAAAAATAATAGAAGCAGGTCACAAGGCGGTAGAGCAACTGATAAAAGTAGCGAAGGAGGCTATTATTAAACACGATCTTGATGATGATTTAGCTGCTGATAAATTAAAGAACGCAGCAGCAACAAAGAAGCTAGCAATATTTGATGCTTTTGAAATACTAAATCGTATTGAAGCAGAGAGGGAGGCTATAGAGATTTCTGAAAAAGGAGCAAGCAAAACAGATACTAAGCAAGGATTTGCAGAAAGAAGATCTAAATAACATATATAGAGTTGTAAAAGACTATATACCTAAGTCGGTTTTATCTAATAAAAATAAAGCTAAGTCTTGGGTTTACGGCTACGACTCTAAATATGATCTTATTATAATATCAAAAGACGGTACTTTAGGTGATGTTATAGAAATACAAAAATTAAAAATAGGACTACCTGCTACTCCTAAGAATTGTTTCAAGAGAAATAAGAAAAAAGAATTACAATACTGGGAAAGACAAGACCTTCCAAAAGAACTTTCTAAAATACAATCAATATTTCAATGGAATGAAATGCCATCTGTTTTTAAGAATAGATGGGTTGATTACATAGAGAGTGAGTTTGATTTTAGGGAAGATGGTTTTTGGTTTATGTCTAATGGAATTCCTACATATATAACAGGATCTCACTATATGTATTTGCAATGGACAAGTATTGATGTGGGTTATCCAGATTTTAGAGAAGCTAATCGTTTACTGTTTATTTTTTGGGAAGCTTGTAAAGCTGATAAGAGAAGTTTTGGAATGGTTTACTTAAAAATTAGACGTTCCGGTTTTTCGTTTATGTCTTCATCAGAGTGTGTAAATACAGGTACATTAGCAAAGGATTCAAGGGTTGGTATTTTATCAAAAACAGGTAGTGATGCTAAGAAAATGTTTACAGATAAAGTTGTTCCTATAAATAGTAGATTACCTTTTTTCTTTAAACCTATTATGGATGGTATGGATAAACCTAAAACTGAATTAGCTTTTAGAATACCAGCTTCAAAGATTACTAAAAAAAATATGTACACTTCAGAGGACGATACTCTAGAAGGTCTTGATACAACAATCGATTGGAAAAATACAGATGACAACTCTTATGATGGTGAAAAACTATTGTTATTGGTTCATGATGAAAGTGGAAAATGGGTTAAACCAAATAATATATTAAACAACTGGAGGGTTACAAAAACTTGTTTACGTTTAGGTAGTAGAATTATAGGAAAATGTATGATGGGATCAACATCCAATGCTTTAAGCAAGGGTGGTGATGCATTTAAAAAATTATATGAAGACTCTAATGTAGGTAGTAGAAATGCAAATGGTCAGACTAAAAGTGGTATGTACAGTTTGTTTATACCTATGGAATGGAATATGGAAGGTTTCATTGATAGGTACGGTATGCCTGTTATTAATGATGTTAAATCAAAAGTACTAGGTATTGATGACGAATATATTCATCAATCAGCAGTTAATTATTGGCAAATTGAAGTTGACTCTTTAAAGAATGATCCTGATGCACTTAATGAATTTTATAGACAATTTCCAAGAACTGAGTCACACGCATTTAGGGATGAGAGCAAGCAAAGCCTTTTTAATTTAACTAAAATATATCAACAGATAGATTATAATGATGGTCTTATATCTGAGCACCATATAACTAGAGGTTCTTTTTACTGGAAGGATGGTATAAAAGATACTAAGGTTATATTTAGTCCTGATAAAAGAGGTAGGTTTTTATTAAGTTGGATTCCAGGGAAAAATTTACAGAATCAATATTACACAAGAAATGGAAAAAAATATCCAGCAAATGAACACATAGGTGCTTTTGGTTGTGATAGCTATGACATATCAGGAGTAGTAGGTGGAGGAGGATCTAATGGTGCGTTGCACGGACTTACAAAGTTTAATATGGATAATGCTCCAAGTAATCAATTTTTTTTAGAGTATATTGCTAGACCACAAACTGCTGAAATATTTTACGAAGAAGTATTGATGGCTTGTGTGTTTTATGGTATGCCTATTCTTATTGAAAATAATAAACCTAGATTACTCTATCATTTTAAGAACAGAGGGTATAGAGGTTTTTGTACAAACAGACCTGATAAGCATTTAAATAAGTTATCAAAAACAGAAAAAGAATTAGGAGGTATTCCGAATTCAAGTGAGGATGTAAAGCAAGCTCATGCATCAGCCATAGAGTCTTATATTGAGAAGTACGTAGGAATGGATACAGAGGGTACGTATAGAGATTCAGAAGAAATAGGTAGTATGCCTTTTTCTAGAACGTTAGAGGATTGGGCAAAATTTGATATAACCAATAGAACTAAATTTGATGCGAGTATATCTTCAGGTTTGGCTATTATGGCAACTCAAAAACACTTATATCAACCTGAGAAAAAACAATCAAAAATAAACGTTAACTTTGCAAGATATAATAACAAAGGAAACATAAGCGAAATTATTAGATGAAAGATGTTAAGATAAACATATCATCAACAGGTTTCCCAAGTCAATTTGTATCTGATGCCGAGAAAGCAACAGATGAGTTCGGTTTACAGATCGGACAGGCTATTCAGTATGAGTGGTTTAAAAAAGACGGAAGCGGATGTAGATTCTATGATCAATGGAAAGATTTCCATAGACTTAGATTGTACGCTCGTGGTGAACAATCTGTTGGTAAGTACAAAAACGAAATAGCAGTTGACGGAGATTTGTCATACTTAAACTTAGACTGGACACCTGTTCCTATTTTACCTAAATTCGTAGACATTGTTGTTAATGGTATGTCTGATAGACTATTTAAGGTTAAGGCTTATGCACAAGATGCTATGTCTCAATCAAAAAGAAGCAAGTATCAGGACATGATCGAAGGGCAAATGATTGCCAAACCAATTCTTGAAACGATACAAGAAAAAACAGGAGCTAATCCTTTTGTTGTATCACCAGAAGAGTTGCCAAAAACTGATGAAGAGTTGTCATTATATATGCAACTTAATTATAAACCTGCAATTGAAATTGCAGAGGAAGAGGCTATAAACACTATTCTTGATGAGAATCATTATTATGATTTAAGAAAAAGAACAGACTATGATTTAACTGTGCTTGGAGTTTCTGTTGCAAAACATGAATTTTTACCGGGCTCAGGAGTAGAGATATCATATGTAGATCCTGCTAATGTTGTATATAGTTATACAGAAGATCCGCATTTTAAAGATTGTTTCTATTGGGGTGAGATTAAAACAGTTCCTATTACAGAGCTTATTAAAATTGATCCTACTATTACAAATGATCAGTTGGAAGAAATATCTAAAAGCGGACAAAGCTGGTATGACTATTATAATGTTGCTCAGTATTACAATAATGATATTTTTTACAGAGACACTGTGACATTAATGTACTTTAATTATAAGACCACTAAAAAAATGGTTTATAAGAAAAAGGTATATGA